CTGCTACAAGTGAGGCGTGAAAAGAAGTTTTACCAGTATTAGGCCGAGCGCCAACCACAACAAGATGACCCCCACTGATACCTTCCACCCTACGAGCCAAACTGGGTATGTTAAATGTCCATTTCGATTCAAGAGCCAAACCATCCAAGACAGTATCAAGACTATGATCATCCCACTCGACACGAAGATTTGGAGTAAAGTCATCTTTGTATTCCTCTAATAGTTTACGTAAGGGTTCAAGGCTATTCTCTGCACCGTTCACAAAGTCAAAGCCCAAGTTAGCTACAAGGTCACCGACATGCTGTTGGAATAGCTGCGACAATGTGTCCTCTGCTATCTCACCTTTGATAGGTTCAGCCATGTCGATACGCTTGAAGAGATCTTCATAAGCTGTACGTGTGGCAGTAGTCATGCTTGCGTTGAGCCTATTGAACACAGCCTGTAAGTCAGAGACAGATAGATCACCACCGTATGTCTCCATAGCAGCATCGAGTGCTTGCTTTATCTTACGCACATCCTTACTAAATATTTTATCGGGACATCGTATGCCCTTGTGTTGGTCATAAAACTCTTTACTGAGTAGTGTCTTTACCAGTGCTAGTTCCATCATCTTTGTTTATCTCCTCTCGTTCCTTCGCTCTTCTTCGTTCTTCGTCATCGAATGACCTAATGATAGGCACTCTTCTATTGTTGTCATCAATGTCAACTATGACACCAGTGTTCCACTTATCACATTCTACTTGAGCATCCTCTATGCTGTCGAATATCTTCGGCTCTGGAAAGTTTGGAAACACTTTACCCTCTGGTACATACATGATGTCACCGTCCACGTCAATCACTATTGCTAACTTCATTTACTAACTCCTTTAGTTTCTCCATGTCTTCATACTCACGATACTTTATATCGTCAATCAAATTCATAGCAGTTGTCTTGCGTCCTGTCCACAACTCTATCTCCCTGCGATACTCTACTGTCTTACCAATAGCGTCAGGGTCAAGGGCAATGATCACCTTGTCATACTCTCCTATCTTCTCAAAGTGTTTGGGGTTCATTGACGTACCCAGGATAGCCATAGCTGTGATGTATGGTAACTCCTGTGCTGCTACAACAGCAGACACAACGTCCTCTACTATAAGTAAAGTCTTACCAATACCTATAGTGTAGTAGTCTGCCTCGCCTGTGTAGCGATACCACTTAGGGTTCTGCTTCTTACCTACTGCTCTACCCACCGCATCAATGATTCTACCATCATGCTTGATAGGAAAAACTACACGTTCATCCTTCACATCATACATGGTGTCGCCTATTGCTATACCCCATCGTCTTACGTAGCGTTGGTGCTTGGTGTGTGATGCCTTTGGTGTCACCACATACTCAGGTATTTCCATAGTCTCCTTCTCCTTATTTATGTTTGTGTACGCACGTTGTAATTGTTGTTGCTCCATGCGTCTATGTATCTCTGCTGCTGTCATATCCATACCATAGATACCACCCACTGTACAGCCTAACTTAAAACAGTTGTACTTTATATCGCCTAGCTCATTGGTAGCGGTGAATGTATTCCTACCTCTGCACTCAGGACAGTCACACCTATGACGCTCCCCTTCTTTGAGTCCAAGGTCATTGACAAACTGTCTGATGCTAGTCTTTCTTAGGTACACCATTTGATTCTTTCTTTTTCCATATAGGGTATTTATCTTTATTACGTTCATATAAAGCTGCCCTTTCTTCCTTGTCCTGTTCTGTAGTCTTATAGTACTTTTCAAGAAAGCTATCTATGCCATCAGAGTGATAGTGTCTCTGTCTTTTATCACTACCCCATTTACCTGTTGTGTAATAGTAAGAATACCTAGAAGAGTATCTATTCTGAGGTTCTTTATCCTTGTAAATAAAAAACATTTTTATTCTAGGCTCTACTATGTATGCAATACCTGCTTCATCTAAACGTGATCTTACATACTCCTCAGTTTCATTGGTAAACTTACGAAACTTAGGTTCCCCATTTTTCTTACGGCCTACGTATACCCATCCTTTTTTGTCCTCATCAAATGTAACTTCACTCATCTTCCTTTACTCCTCTAGCTGCTAGTGCCTTGCTTGCACCACTGAATGTGTTGACCATGTATGGCTTGACTGATGCTGTGTTCTTGTGTCCTGTTACTTGCATGATACCTGCCAAGTCAACCCCACCCTCCATCATCTCAGTCACTGCTGTCCTACGTAGATCCATAGCCGTAAGTTCTTTAGGTAGATTAGCTTCGTCCAGTATGGTGTTGATGTATAACGATATTTCCTCTTTGTCATAGGGTGTATATGCTCCTGCTCTAGGCTTTACTCTCGGTACTACGTACTCTTGGAAGCCGAACTCTTCCTTCTGTTGACGCAGCATCGAACACAAACCTTGAGAGATAGGGAGATGTATCTCTGCATTACGTTTGCTTTGAGTCATATCAATACGACATTCGTTTAAGTCTAAACTATCCCATGTAAGTAGACGTATATCTCCTACACGTTGACCCCAATCGTATGCCATATGAACTATGAGTCCAATGCTGCGCCATCGAAAGTCGCTGTAAGCAGTGTCAAGAAAGAGTGACACTTGTTCACGTGACCAGTATACTCTCCTTGGTTTTTCTGCAACCGTTTGCACCAAAGAGACTGGGTTGTGAATCATAACATCATGTCGCATGGCATGTTTCCACGCAGCAGAAAGGACACTGCGTCTGTAGTTGGCAGTGCGAATACCAACGTTAAGCCATTGCTCATATGCTTGTGTGATGTGTCGAACCTTCAAGTTCTTACAACGGTAACCCCCAAGAGCCTTGCCCTCTACCTGTGTCAGTACAGTAGCTTGCAGATGTGTCTCGTAGTCCTTTTGAGAGGAGGACGAAAGCCTACGAAACGTTTCTGAGTGTAAGTAAAAGTCTACTATCTGTGTCAGTGTGGATGACTGCTTGGGGATATTCTTTTCTACCATTTTCTCCTTACCTTCCAATAGGACCATGACCTACTACAATGTCCTTCACCTAGCAATGCGTCTAATAGTCGCACCATGTTAGGTTTGTTACTTCTCTTCCAGTCCCAGTTTCTTGCGGAGAAAGTTTGATTTAGTTTTCCTCCTAGTAATACGTTTGTTAGTACGCTCGTTGCTGTCATCACTCTTAGTAGGTATGTTACCAACCCAGTGCGTGACATCATCGAAAGGCGTGTTAGGATTCTCGCCATCTTCAGTCTCCTCTTGCATGTATGATCCACCTATAGATAAAGAATGCAAAGTACACAACGACTGTTGCTATTGGTAGTGAATGCATTAGAAGTTCGGAACCCATAGTATGCCCTCCTCTTTGTCTAGTTCATATAACTTTTGTTCTTGCTCATGTAGTCTAGCTTCTTCATCGTTGCCATCCCACCAAGCATCATCTGCTCTGCGTCTACAGTCATTGATCACCCTGTCTATGGGTGTGACTTTGTATCTCCATCCACTAGCTTGCATGTTCTCTCCTACGTAGTTCTACATTAATACTTTGATGTGCTTTCTGGAATTGTTCCATCCACATCTGCGCTTTTAGTTTGTGTTTGAATGAGTGATACCCCACCCAAAAACCTTTACCGTTATCAAACCATACTTCGTAACTCATTAGCATACTCCTTTCGTACCATAAGTTTTACTTGATCCCCAACAAACGTCAAGGGGTTTTATCCTACCGTTAGGCAATGCCATGCCTGGGTATCTGTAGTGTGGGTTCTCCTTTAAGAACTGTCGTAGCTCTTCCACTTCCATCTTGCGTTGGACGTGCTGTAGTTGTTGGACACACGCTGCCCTACCTGTCCAGTGTTCATGCTTGGACATGCAATACTTGTGTATAGGGTTCTGTTCTTCAACCATCGCTAGTAGTAGTTCGATCATCTTTTAATCCCTTATATAACATTGCTTCTGCATCTTTATATTGACCTCGTAGCATACAGTCATGCGCCCATCTGAACCAAGACATTGCTTCATGAGTAGGCTCACCAGTTCTTACCTCTTCCAAGGTAGGGCTACTGGCTAGGCTACCCACCTGATTAAGGTTAAGGAACCCCAACAGGTTAGGCTTGTCAGTTGGTACATCTACAGTGCTGTAGCCCTTGCCACAATACTTACGTGCATCGGCTTGTGTACCTGCCCATACACCATCAGAGTTTTTGTATAGTTTCACGTCTCTTCCTCTCTTGGTCAGTGATACAGTACACGCCTGTCACTGGGTTGTTGAATCCAACTTCAGCAATTACTTCTATTACTATCTCTTCTGCGTTGGAGTAGTTGTTAACCCATAGCACACAGGCATCCTCTGTGTCAAACAGTTTATGATCTATAGTAAAAGGGTTACCGTGTGTCAGTGCTACTAGTATCAACCACTTCATCTGTAGTCTCCTTGAATTTGTCTCTGGCTACGCCCGTATCCTTAGATAGTCTATCAGCTAAAGCCTTTGCTAGTTCTTTGTTATCACAGTCAATAATTATTTCCATTTGTTCCATCTCTTTCTGTTAGGGAATGTTTCTCTGTGTAGTCTTTCGTGGTGGTATTCGTAGGCTGTTGAAGCGGATAGTTCATAGTATCTAGCGGCCTCAGCTACGCTACGAAATGTCTTGCCGAATAATCTACACTCCAACTGTTTTTGTATTCGTGTAGGTTTATATTTTATTCGAGCATGAGCATGTAATTCTTTTGGTTGCATTAATCTCTCCCTGCTAGTATTGGTTCATCAGCTAACCCACAAAAGCATTCCTGCTTTGTAAGATATGATATGTCAGCATAAGCATTCGACAAACTCTGTGTCAAGTTCTTATTGTGTATCTGTGCAGAGTTAAGTTGTCCTTGTAAGTCTCGCACATTACGCTTGAGTATTTCTATCTCGTCAGCCTGTGCGAGTATCATCTTTCTGTTTTTCTCTGCTTCCATTTCATCAGGTAACATTACCAAACTCCTCTGCATATATATGTATATCTATTTGATGTTTTAAAAATCGTGATATGTAAAACCAATCCATACTGTCCAGTGCATTAGCCAGTAGGTCATGCGTAAAACCCTGCGTCACTATCATGTAAGGCTCACAGTGTTCCTTCACTAGCATCTCTATATACGTGGGCGTCAAGTCTACACCATCTGCCAAGCGTTCATCAAACATAGACTTAAATGATGCTATACATATTTGTTCAATGTTCATCTGTTCCTCACCTCTTTGGCTAAGTCCACTCTAGT